TCTGCGCCATCTGATCACCAACCATGAACTTCTTGCGAATGATGGGGGTGATCAGCCCGATAAGTTGGTTGAGCGAGCTCCATTTTCCCACGCAACGCCATGCCATAACGTCTGCTTGTTTGACGGCATCGACGTAAACTTCCCCGTCCCAGTACTCTGCATCCATCGGCGTGTTCACCAGCAACTCCGATCGAATGCGGCAGGTGTCGGGGACGAGGTACTCCGGTTTGACTTTGACCTCGATGCGCGTAAACCGCCGAGCCATGGCTCCAGGGTTTGTCATAACCCCAACGAAGCCCAGATCCGGCGCGTTTGTCGTTAGCACCGTGCTCAGCTGCGAAACGAACTGAGTGCCCATCTTGTTAATGTCGGCCATAGGTGCTTGAAAGGGGGCCTCGCCCGTGAGCTTGATCAAGTTCGACACCGACTTGGCGTCGATCTTGTCCTTCGACATGCTCGCCCATTCGTCCACAGTGATGCCCAAATGTTGCGATGAGCCATACCCATCCATAAAGGCAAAGTCGCCGTTCATCTCAAAGATGCGGTCGGAATTAAACTCCACCTCCAAAACGGCAGCTACCGTCTGGTGCAATACAAACGTCAGCAAGCTCTTTCCCACGCCAGGGTTGCCGACAAGCGCCATGTTCGCGGGCGCTGGCCTGCCGTTCTGGCCAAAGTACGCGCTGCGCGCGCGCCGCTGGTAAGAGAACAAGGCCTTGAGTGTGGTCATGATGGTTTGGCGTGCCTAAGGGTGGGTCGTCTTGGTAAGGAGCGAGTAACATTCCTCCACATGATTCTGTATCAACCGCAGGCGCAACATCGCCACGTTGCTAGACTTCGATGTGTCCACCTCAACATTCATTGGGTCGGTTGCAAGCAATGCTTGCGCGTCGAGGAGGCATTGGTCCCGGATGATAGGGTCGAACAAAGCGCTCAATGAGCGTAGTTCGATCGCCTTCCAGGCGCGATGGATGAGGTCCTCTACCGCCTCGATGATGTTGGTTAAAATCATCCCCCCAGAAACCTTAGCCTTCTCGCAGTACGTCAACAACCACGAAGGAAGGAACTTGAGTCCCGACGCCCCAGCAATGCTGAGGCCGGTGAGTTGCCCAGCGAGGACCAGCAAGTTACCTATCCACGTGGGCAAGTTCTCTCCATAGTTTCCCTCAAGTAAAGCAGTACGAATGTCACTTAAACCGAAGGTGGTGGGCTCAATGACTTCGCGACCCGTGTTGACGGAAGCAACCAACTGTTCGATCAAGGGGGTGACATCTCCCTCAACCATAATGAGAGTCTTGAGGAGCGACCTCCCTGTCTAGTACATCGACACTGAGTCTCCGTGGCGTGCGAGCTGGACGAAAGCTGCGAAAACGTCCATTGCTTGGGCCACCATGCCCAACTCCTCGCTCGAGAATCCTTCCTTCGCAACCTCCAAGAAAGACGCAGCCACGTTGCCAGCCACCAACTTCTCAAGTCCCGCAGTGGACTCAATCAAATCGACCTCACCGCGGCGCAACAAATGAGCCTCTCGCGAACGCTCAAGGGTGTGCTCGCATGCGGCCACCAAGGGAGGGACCCAAGCGAGCGCCGGATTAAAAGCGGCAAGAACGCACGCAACACAAAGTCCGCCTTCTAAAACGCCCCACATCACGCAGGTCGCCAAATGATGCGCGACAGACTCCCCATTCGGGGTATGAATCTCATCGTGCGACGCGGCGAGGGACAAAACCGAACCAGA